GGAGTCCTTGAAGGATTTTACAAGTTTGCTGGTGAAGTGCCTGAATCAACATTGGTTCGTAACCCATTATTCGTAGACCTTTATCGCACTCGCGTAGAGGCATCTATCCGAAATGCTATTGAGACATATCCAGGAGACACAATCCCTCCTGCATACCTCAACAAACTGGAGAACTCAGCCCGTCAATGGGCACGTTCAGAGATGCGTCGTACTCTTTATGACACATCAGAGCGCGTTGATTCAGCGACAACTCTTAAGTACATCTTCCCATTCTTTGGTGCATTCGCTGACGTTGCACAAAAATGGGGTCGCATTGTTGTAGATGACCCAAGCAAGATACGTGTTCTTGAGACAATATACAACTCTCCTGACCGTATGGGTATTACAGAAGAGCGCGAAGGCAGAACATACATTAACATTCCTGGCGAATGGGCTAAGCGTATGAAGTTGGGTGACCGCCCGCTATCTGTACCTAAGGCATCACTAAACCTCATCTTCCAAGGTGGAGCGTGGTGGAACCCAGGTGCTGGTTGGTTCGTACAGTACGGTGCATCTCAATTGCTACGTCAAGTTCCTAGCCTAGAGCAAAGTGGCTTAATGAAGGAAATCCTTCCTTACGGTCCAAGCGGAACTGGCTGGCAAGACTTAGTTCTACAGAGTGCTGGTCTACGTAAGTTGTTTGCAATGGGCGATGAAGCAGACCCAATGCGTGCTAATTTAACTGTGACTATTGCTATGGAAGAAAACCATAAGTACGATAAAGGTCTTCGTGATACTCCTCCCACAAAGGAAGAGATTAACCGACGAGCATTAGGTATCTTAGGTCTTGAAGCAGCAAGTCGTTTCATATTGCCATTTGCTACAAACACACGTTCTCCTTATCAGTTCTATATTGATGAGTATCAGAAGATGCGTCAAGAAGATGCAGCAAATGCAGCAGAGAACTTCTGGAATAAGTACGGCGATGACTACTATGTATTCACAACTAGCCGTTCAAAGAACAACACTGGTGTCAATGCATCTATCGAGGCTGACAAGCGTGCTACTCAACTTAGCGACTTAATCTCTAAGAACCCTGAGTACGGCTGGTTCGTAGTAGGAGATGCTAATAATGGTGAGTTCTCACCTACTGTTTATCAGAAGCAACGCGAACAAGCAGTTGCCCCTGGCAGCACAACCAAGTTCCGTGAGTCACAAGACCCTTATGAGGCTATTGCATCAACTCAGGCTGAAAAGGGTTGGAGCACTTACAACAAGGGTGTTGATTACCTTGAGTCACAACGTATTGCACGTGGGCTTAAGAGTCTTAACTCAAAGGGTGCAGAGGATTTGAGGGCTGCAAAGGAACGCTTCGTTGCAGAACTATCTACAGAGAACCCTGACTGGGCAAAGGTTCGTGGAAAGATTGACACTAATAAGGTCAACAACTTCTTACAGTTTGCCAAGGAAATGACTCTTGATAAGCGCACTGCTAATCGTCCTGACATCAAGGCTATGGCTGACTACCTAAAGGGTCGTGAGTACATCCGTCAGTTATTAGCACGTCGCGATAGTCAATCACTTACTAATGAAGAGAACCTTGACATCAAGGAAAAGTGGGATTCATTCATTGGTGATTTAATTGACGAGAACATTACATTCAACAGAGTATATACACGTGTACTTGAAAACGATGACCTTAGGAAAGGTTTCTAATGGGAGCACTTGATAATCTATTTGGTGGTAGTGGTACAGACACTTCCACTGATACCACTGGTTACATTAACAAAGTATACCTAGGCTCTACTCCTGTGGTTAAAGGCAAGAAGGTAATGTCTCCTACTGGAACTCAGTACACAGAAGCAGATACTGGTGGAGAAACAGTAAAGTCAATCACTGAAGTAAAGGATTCTTTCTATACTTGGGATGACCGAACTCTAAATAACTTCCTTGCACGTCTTAAGAAGTATGGCTATCAGGATGTAACTCTTCCAAAGGCTAAGTCAATCTGGGATATGGCAGTAGAAGGTTCTAGTGCCTGGTATGCAGGTTCTAATGGGGCACGCAAAGTCACACCTGACCAGTACATCGAATGGTATTCAAAGGGTAGCGGCGAAGCAGCACCTAAGCCTACTAAGTCTGTCTATCAATATGACCCAATTGTTCTAGGTGGGTTAGTTGACTCTATCTACCAGAAGACTCTAGGTAAGTTGCCAACTGCTGAAGAAAAAGCATTGCGCTTAAAAGAACTTCAGGCTGAAATTAGCAAGGGCACAATTACTAAGACTGTCAAGGACAAGTCGGGTATGGCTGTGACAACTACAACCCCTGGCTTCACTCAAGAAGAAGCACAGTTGAGTATTGCCGAAAAACTTAAGCAAGAGAATCCAGATGACTATGACCGCCAGAAGCGTATCGACTTTTCTGGTTGGCTATCACAGAATGTACAGGGTGCATAAATGGCAGCAGCAGATGCAGCAAATGAAGCAAGACTTGCAGCCGAAGCAGAGGCTTCTCAAAAAGGTGTGCAGACTGCGCTAGAGTACGGAATTAGCCAAGCACTTCTAAAGGCGTACCCTGAACTTCAAGAAGTATATGACCTATTCAAAGCAGGAAGTACTGGTCCTGCACTTGAAGCACTATACAAAACAAATTACTTTCAAAATCTTAGCCCTACAGTCAAGGCTCGTACAAAGCAGAAGTTAGAACAACCTGGTGTATATCTTGACTCATTAGATAAGTACAAGGTTTCAGCACGCAAGCGTCTTGTAGATTCTGGCATTAAGATTTCTATGACAGACTTCGACAAGATTGCTAATGATGCTTATGCTCGCGGTCTTGACGACAATCAGTTTGATGAAGTGCTTCTTTTCTCAGGAAAGATTACTGGCTTTGGTGGAAAAATCCTTGGTGATACATCTGACCTTAAGTCATATGCTCAGTCATTTGCAGCAACAGGATACTTCAATGATGCATACTGGTCACAGAAGTCACGTGACCTATTTGCTGGGACAACAACAACTGAGGATATCCAAGCAGAGATTCGTAATAAAGCAGCAAGTGCTTTTCCAGGATATGCAGACCAGATTAATAATGGCACAAGCGTTGACGCTATTGCCTCAGCCTACAAGGGCGCTATGGCTAACATCCTAGAACGTGATGCTGATTCAATTACATATAACGACCCTCGCCTACGTCAGGCTCTTCAGTACATTGGTGCCGATGGCAAGCCAGCGGTTAAACCACTATGGCAGTTTGAAAAAGAACTACGTGCTACCCCTGAATGGGAGTACACAAACAATGCACGTGACACTATTGATTCACTGTCACTCAAAGTAATGCGTGATTGGGGTCTAGCATAATGGCATTATTAACACCTGCACAGTTCGCTCAACGTCAGGCTAATCTTCCACCTGAAGACAGAATTTCATATGCTGAATATGTACGTGCTGTTGGAGGAACATTAGAACAACTAAAGACAGCAGAATCAGCAGCAGCGACTCCTGCTCCAGTATCAGTTTCAGCAGTAGAGTCCGCAGCAGCGGCTCGTGCTAAAGCAAAGGCTGACGCAGACAAAGCGGCAGCAGAAGTTAAGGCTGCCAATGATGCTGCAGCAAAACAAGCATCTGCTGATGCTTATTACACAGCCAAGGTCGGAAACACTGGAAAGACTCAGGCTCAACTAGATGCACTTCAGAATGCTATTGATACAGCAGCACAGATTACTGAGTCATATGGCAGCATTGGTATCACATCGACAGTTGACCTAAAGACTGGCAAGGTTGTAACAACTAATAACAGTAAAGCAGCAGCAGATGCGGCAGCAAAAGCAGCAGCAGATAAAGCAGAAAAAGATAGACTCGCTGCAGAGAAAGCAGTTGCTGATGCCAAGACAGCAAAAGAATTAGCAGATGCTAAGGCTGCATTAATTAAAGCACAAGAAGATGCTCGTATTGCTGCGGCAAAGGCGGCTGCAGATTTGAAAGCCGCAGCAGATAAAGCGGCTGCAGATTTAAAAGCAGCCCAAGAGGCAGGTAACGCTGCAGCAATTAAGGCAGCACAAGATGCTAAAGCAGCAGCAGATGCTGCAGCAGCGAATGGAGCAGCACAGGCTGCAGCATCAACAGCGCAAGCAAATCTCAATGTTGCTGGAAATGTTGTAACACCTGCACAGATTGCAGCAGATGTAGCAGCCAAGGCTGCAGCAGATAAGATTGCAGCAGATGCTCAACTGAAGGAATCTAATCGTCAGTCAATCATCACAATTCTTCAAGACCGATTCGCCAAGTATGGCTTGACTGGTCTTGGCAATAAGATTAAGCAACTTGCTATCGATGGAGCAACAGAGGCAACAATTACTCTAGGACTTCAGGAGACCGACGAGTACAAGACTCGTTTCAAGGCTAACGAAGAGCGTCTTAAGAAGGGACTTACAGTCCTTCAGCCAGCAGAATATCTCAACCTTGAAGACGGATATCGTCAGGTTCTACGCTCTTATGGATTGACAGCATTCGATAATGACGATTACGTGCAACAGTTTATTTCTAATGACGTATCAGCAGCAGAACTTTCTAACCGAGTTGTTACAGCAGTACAGCGTGTACAGAACGCTGACCCTGCAGTCATTAAGCAACTTGGCGAGTTCTATGGAATAACATCTGACCGTCTAGTCGCATATGTACTTGACCCACAACAGCAATTCCAAAAGATTGAACGTCAGGTTGCCGCAGGAGAAATCGGTGTAGCAGCAGGTCGTCAAGGACTCAAGGTTGGAGTTCAGGTCGCTGAGCAACTTGCAGCCCAGGGTATCACTCAGGCTGAAGCACAAAAGGGTTACTCAACAATTGCTGACATTCTTCCTACCGCTGAGAAACTATCAGCAATCTACGGAAGTACAACTGAGAAGTATGGACAGAGTGAGGCAGAGCAAGAAGTATTTAACTCACTTGCCTCAGCACAACGTGCACGACAGAAGTTGTCAGCACTTGAAGTTGCACAGTTTGGTGGTTCATCTGGTCTAGCCAGAGGCGGACTCACTCAACAAACAAGCGGTAACTTCTAAATAAATAGAATCCTGAACGGACCTACCAGCCCCGTCAGCGTAACAGACTGGTAGCAAGAGCCAGCCAATTTCCCCGAATTGAACTGCGGCTTGCGAACTACAACGAATAGAAGGGTGGACAGTTGCTATGAGCAACAACTACTGGGACGAAGAAGAAGACGATACAACAATCACAGGCAACGAATCTGAAAACGACTTACAAAAGAAATTGCGTAAGAAGATTAAAGCAGATGAGAAGCGTATGAAAGAACTCGAAGAAAAACTTGAGACATATGTCAAGAAAGAACGAGAGTCTTCTATTCAAGAAGTCCTAGAAAAACAAGGTGTAAATCCTAAGGCTGCACGACTAATCCTCAAAGACTTGGACGAAGTTACTCCAGAGTCAGTTGCAAACTGGCTTGAAGATAACGGCGACCTCTTTGGTTATAGCCCAGCAGAAGGAACACCTGAAGTAGACAGCAACCGTGAGGAACTGCGTAAGCAGAACGCTGTCACACAAGGTGCAATTACACCTGACCGAAGTGAAGATTTGGCGATGCGTATTGACCAGGCACAAAGCCAGGAAGAACTCAACCGAATCCTAGCCTCACAATAATCATTCATAGTATCTAATCACCAGGAGGTGAACACTTGGCTACAAATTACACATCGACAGACTCAGCGTCTCTCGGCGGAACAGCAGGTAGCGCAGGTCTAGTACAGAAGGCATACGATAAGTCTATCGAATTTGCCCTCCGCGACGAACCCCTAATTCGTGCAGTAGCAGACAAGCGCCCAGTATCCCCAACTAACAACGGTAACGTTGTAGTTCTTCAGCGTTATGCTGACCTTGCTAACGCTACAACAGCGCTAACAGAGTCAACAGACATTGACGGCGTTACAATCGGAACACCTACATCTGTGACAATCACAATGCAGGAGTTCGGTAACGCAACAACAAACACACGTGCTCTACAGTTGTTCTCATTGAACGCAGTAGACCCAGACATCGTTACATTGATGGCTCGCAACCAGGCAGATTCAATCGACGCACTTGCTATGACAGCACTTCGCGGCGGAACAAACGTAATCTACTCAGGTTCAACAGCAACAACAACAGCAACTGTTACAGCAGCAGCAACATTGTCAACAGCGAACATCGCTAAGGCAGTTGCTAAGTTGCGTACTAACAAGGCTTCAGGCAAGCGTGGCAATGAGTTCTGGGCTGGAATTCACCCAGACGTAGCACACGACCTAATGCTTGAGTCATCTGCAGCAGGTTGGGTAGTACCTAACGCATACGGAATTTCACAAGACCGTATCTGGGCTGGAGAAGTTGGTCGTTACAAGGGTGCCTACTTCGTAGAGTCACCACGCCTATACGTAGCAACTGATGGTGCTTCATCTGCAAAGGTGTACCGCACAATCCTTTGCGGACAGCAAGCACTTGCTGAGGCAGTGGCAGAAGAGCCACACACAGTTATCGGTCCAGTTACCGATAAGTTGAACCGCTTCCGTCCAATCGGATGGTACGGCGTTCTAGGCTTCGCTCGCTTCCGCGAAGAGGCTCTATACCGCATCGAGTCTGGTTCATCAATCGCTTAATTGATTGACGGGTGGGGCTAGGGAAACCTAGCCTCATCAGTAAGTTCATTAAGGAGAACAATGACAACTTATCTATTCACTACGCCCGTAGTTGAAGAAGGTCCTACTGGTGGACACCGCTTGTTCTACTTCTTCCGCCTTAACCGTGGAATCACAGTAGTTCGCAGTGGCTCCATATACAGTACAGGACGCTGGTTCACGCAAGACCAACTCGACGAGTTTGACGAGTACTGGCTAGGTGGACACGAGCATCCTGGTATCAGTGAGGCAACAAAGGCAGCAATGATTGCTGCTGACATAGATGTAACAGAGGCAAACTTCGTAGCAGAGTAGGGACAAATGCATCAGCACATCAGTAAGGTTTTAGATTGGGGCTTCACCCCAGAGCACGACTTCGTAGCAACTAAGTATGGATGTGTCTTATGTGATGAGACATCAGACAAACCATTTGAGTATGAAGAGATTTCAATTGACCACACACAATGTGACGATGATTGTTTCGGATGCAAGGCTAAAGGACTTCAGTTGAACACTGGAGATGCAGGTCGACCTGTCTCAGATAAGCAATGGCAAAGTAGATTGAAGTTCTACAAAGATGCTAGAAACCAAGGCATACAGCCAGCGGGAACTCATCGCGGTCAGGTTGAAGCAGCGTATGAAGCAAGCGACAAACTAGGCAAAGCATATGACGCAGGAACAATGGGTGTTAGAGCAGACAAGGTTACGAAATCCGTAGCCGAAGTAATGAAAGCGGTGGAGCAATGATGAAGAAGAAGGCATACAAGATGGGCGAAAAAATGGAGTCCAAGGCTGAGAAGATGATGGAAATGAAGATGGGCAAGAAGATGATGAAGAAGAAGGTTGCCAAGAAGGTCGCCAAGAAGATGGCAAAGAAGAAGTAAATGCCAAAGGTAGGAAAAAAAGAATTCGCATACACAGCAAAAGGTATGGCAATGGCAAAGATGGAAGCCAAAAAGACTGGTAAGAAAATGGTAGTCAAGAAGGCTGCTAAGAAATCAGGAAAGAAGAAGTAAATGGCAACAGACCCTAGACTAAAGCGAGCAGGAGTTTCTGGTTTTAATAAGCCAAAGCGAACACCAAGTCACGCCACTAAGTCACACGTAGTTGTGGCAAAGGAAGGCGACAAGGTTAAAACTATTCGCTTTGGTCAGCAGGGCGTTACTGGGGACAGACAACCAACGAAGCGTCAGGCTTCATTTAAGGCACGTCACGCCAAGAACATTGCCAAAGGCAAAATGTCTGCAGCGTACTGGGCTAATAAGGTTAAGTGGTAACAAACAAAGGTGGGGACAATGAACGACAAGTTAGCAATCGCCTGGTGCGATAACGGTATGGTCGATGGCAAGTTTATGCAAGGGGTCACAGATGTAATGCTCCACTCAGGAGTTGAAGTCGTGACCACCCTGCGTAGCCAAGGCAACCAGATTGCAAGACAGCGTGACAAGGTAATCAATCACTGGTATGAGGGCAACAAATCTGACTGGCTACTTTGGGTAGATTCAGATGTTGTTATCAGCCCAGATACTTTTAAGTTACTTTGGGATAACAAAGATGTAGAGAAGCGACCAATCTTAACTGGTGTCTACTTTACAACTGACCATCCTGAAGAATCATTGATGGAACCAATGCCAACTCTGTTCTGGTTTGTGGCACAAGGTGAAGAGATTGGAATCAAACGAGTCCATCCTCTTCCTAAAGATAAGTTGATTCAAGTAGGAGCAGCGGGTATGGGATTCGTCCTAATGCACCGCAGTGTAGTTGACCGCATCCGTGAGGTCCTACCAACTGCTCCACTGTTCTCAGATGTAGGACACGGAAAAAGTTTTATGGGTGAAGATATCTACTTCTTCGCCCTATGCGACAAGGCTGACATTCCAGTCTGGGCGCACACAGCAGCAACAGTTCCGCATATGAAGCGGTTCTCCTTTGATGTTAACTACTACGACGCATTCGTAGGGAATAAGAGGAAATAATGTCGTACACCCTGAGTCAGATGATTGATGAGGTCATCCTTAACCTTGCAGGATATACATTCCAGCAAGACCGTTCGACCTACTTGAGAACTGCAGTTACTACAACTACATCTTCAAGTGCTTCACCATTGATTCTGTCTTTGGGTTCTACCGACAATGTTGGTAAAGGTGTCGTCGAAATTGACGAAGAGTTGATGTGGGTTGATTCATTTGACCGCATTGCTAATACCGCAACAGTGGCACCTTACGGACGTGGGTATCTTGGCTCAACTGCCGCTACACACATAGCCGATGCTAAGGTAACTATCACTCCGACCTTTCCTCGTTCATCTGTCAAGCGTGCCTTGAACGATACTATCCGCTCCCTTGGAGCCAATATCTTCGCAGTCAAGACAACAACATTTACATTCAATGCTGCCCAGTCAACATACGCTTTCAACAACTTAAACATTAAAAACATCTTGACTGTATCTTGGCAAGCAATTGGACCATCACAAGAATGGGTGCCAATTCGTCGCTGGGACTTTGATTCAACAGCGGATGCAACAGCCTTTGGTGCAGGCGCACAGACCATCACACTAGGTCAGGCACCAGTACCAGGACGAACAGTTCGCATTGTCTATGCAACTGACCCTGCAGCATTTACCGCTAACAGCGAAGACTATGTAACACAGACTGGTCTACCAGAGTCGACTAGAGATGTGGTAGTTCTTGGAACTGCCTACCGCTTGCTCTCATTCTTAGACCCTGCACGTGCTGCACAGACATCGCCACAGGCTGATGAGACAGACGCTAAGCGTCCATACGGTGCATCACAGAGTGCGACAAAACAACTTTATGCATTGTATGCCCAGCGTTTACAAGAAGAGACAAAATCTCAGCAAAAGAATTATCCCCCACGAGTTCACTTCTCCCGCCGATAGGAACCTAAATGACAACAAGAAAATACTCATCACGCTCTCAGCAAACAACGCTGACTGGCGCACTTACCTCATCTGGCACAAGTGCAACTGTCGTATCAGGTTCAGCCCTGCTTGGCGGTGTAACAATTTCTGCTGGTGAAATCTTCACAGTAGTAATTGACCCAGATACAGCACTCGAAGAAATTGTAGATGTCACCGCCACCAGTACCAATACGTTAACAATCGTACGTGGTATTGATGGCTCAACTGGACAGGCTCACTCAGCAGGTGCAGTGGTTCGACATATGGCAATTGGTCGCGACTATCGTGAAGCCAACACTCACATTGAAGCATCTACCTCTGTTCACGGGGTAACTGGTTCTGTAGTAGGTACAACCGATACACAGACTTTAACTAATAAAACTTTAACTAGCCCAACACTAACAACTCCAGCACTTGGTACTCCAGCATCTGGAACTCTTACCAACGCTACTGGTCTTCCAATCTCAACTGGTGTATCTGGTTTAGGTTCAGGTGTCGCTACATTCCTTGCTACTCCATCTAGCGCAAACCTACGCGGTGCGCTTACAGATGAGACAGGCTCAGGTGCTGCAGTCTTTGGCACAAGCCCAACACTTTCTAGCCCAACCATTACAGGCACTGGCGCTATCGCAGGTACATTTACAGGCAACATTACAGGTGACGTAACTGGTAACGTAAGTGGTTCATCAGGCTCTACGACAGGTAATGCTGCTACAGCCACAGCCCTTGCTACCGCTCGTACATTCCAGTTGACTGGAGATGTTGAAGCAAGCGGAGTTACTTTTGATGGTACTGGCAATGTAAGTCTAACTACAGTTATTGGCACTGGTGCAATCGTCAACGCTGACGTTAACTCATCTGCTCAGATTGCTTACAGCAAATTAAACTTAACCAATACAATCGTCAACGCAGATATTAATGCATCGGCTGCTATTGCCCTGAGCAAGTTGGCTACAGACCCACTGGCTCGTGCTAACCACACAGGTACACAAGCAGCCAGCACTATTTCAGATTTTGACACACAGGTTCGTACTTCTCGCCTAGACCAGATGGCAGCACCTACTGCCTCTGTATCAGCCAACAGTCAGAAGATTACAAACCTAGGTACACCTACATCTAACACAGATGCTTCAACTAAGGCTTATGTAGATACATCTATTGCTAACTTAATTGACGGTGCTCCATCAACACTTGACACGCTCAATGAGATTGCTGCAGCCTTGGCTGATAATGCTTCATTCTCGGACACGGTAGTTCTCAAGTCAGGTTCTACTATGACTGGCAACTTGGCTATGGGTACTAACAAAGTAACTGGTCTTGGGACTCCTACTACATCTACTGATGCAGCAACTAAGGGTTATGTAGATACAGCAGCAATTGCTCCAAGCAACTTGACTGGTCCAATCACATCAGTAGGTCCTGCAACTAGCGTTGCTGCACAGACTGGTACTGGCTCAACCTTCGTAATGGATACTAGCCCAACGCTTGTTACTCCAGCACTGGGTGTGGCTACTGCTACCAGTATCAACGGAACAACAATTCCATCATCTAAGACTTTGGTTGCTACGGACTCAACAGAATACGTAGTACCAAGCCAGACTGGTAATTCAGGTAAGTATCTAACTACCAATGGAACTGCTTCATCTTGGGGAGCAGTAGATGCATTACCTTCACAGACTGGAAACTCAGGAAAATATTTGACCACCAACGGAACAGCCGCTGCGTGGGCATCAATCGTAACCGACCCTACACCGTCAGTATTTATGCTGATGGGTGCCTAAGCAAAGGATATAAACAATGGCAAAGAAAGTACTTGGGCAAGTAAACCCATCTGCAACAACACTTACAACTCTATACACTGTTCCTTCTGCGAAGGAAGCGGTAGTCTCATCTATCTCAGTTGCTAACCTAACTGCAACTGCTGCAACATTTAGACTGGCAGTACGTCCAGCAGGTGCATCAATTGAGAACAAACACTACATTGGATACGACATCACTGTAGGTGCATCTGACTCAACAATCATTACAGTAGGTCTAACACTTGCAACAACAGATGTGCTATCAGTCTACGCTTCTACAGCAAACGTTGCTTTCCAGGCGTTTGGAGACGAGGCTTCGGTCTAATGTCTATTTCAAGTCTTAAGACTGGAGTAGTCTCTCCATCTAGTTTACTTGTTGGTAATCCTGCATCATTATCCATTGACTACCTTGTAGTTGCAGGCGGTGCAGGCGGTGGCGAAAACTACGGCGGCGGTGGTGGCGCGGGTGGATTTAGAACTGATACAAATTTTAGTTGCTTCAAAGGTGCCGCATTAACTGTTACAGTCGGTGGTGGTGGAGCAGGTGCAACTGGTGATACAAGTGGCTTGGGAACAAATGGTTCCAATTCTGTATTTTCAACAATTACATCTACAGGCGGTGGTGCTGGTACAGGTGCGGGCGTAAATCCTGCTAACAATGGCGGTTCAGGTGGTGGCGGTCGTGGTATAAATTCACCAGGAACTGCGGGTACTGGAAATACACCATCAACATCTCCTTCACAAGGTAACAATGGCGGTGCTGGAAA